TGACCATATTGCTTTCGTTTCGATTGGCTCTATATGTTTCTGCTGCAACGGGTACAATTTCGTTTGCAAAAATTACAGCAACTCCAGCTTTTTCGAATCCGACATCCATTCCGCCGGCACCGGTAAACAAAGAAACACCTGTAAGTTTTGATTGCATAAGAACTTCTCCTGTCAAATATTTGATAATGCGTTGATGTGTCTCTCCAAGAAAGACCTCGAAGTACTTGTATATTCAGAGCCACTTTTGCAGTAGCCCAATAATACCCTATCTTTTTACTTATATCAACTAAACTATTGCGTAGAATAGTTAGATTTTAATTCCGCCGTTCTACAAACCATCTGCCGATCTTATTACCGGTCAGATTGGTGCTGCGTTCAAAGAATAAATATGTTTGCTTACCGCTGACCCGGATGGTATAGCGGTCACCTTGACCCCCGGCCTTCATTGCAGCCGCCGGCCGAATATCCAACACCCGATCAATTTCAAACCGTGCACCATCTTCCCAGGTTATTTCCCGGGGGAGCATTGTGCCGTCTGCCATAAAGTCGGTGCGGACAGTAACATAGACCTTTGGGGAAGGTCTGCACTCTGCTGTAGTCATAGTTATAAAACCCTCGCAAGTATCTGGAAACCGTCATTGCTCTTGGGCGGTATTTTTTGTTAGCTGTAGTAGTCTGCGTTTTCCGGTACTTCTACATCACGCAGGAAATTACTGTGGGCGCTGATCGGCGGCTCTATGAGCTTATAGCCCTTCCATTTCATAACCCGGAATTTGAAATCCAATAGCTCCGCAGGTACAAACAACTGCGCCGCAGCAGTAAAGAAGGTGGTGTCCTGGTTAAGCGCCTCCAACACCTTCTGATCATCCAGAAGAAGCTCTGCGGCGAAGAGGTTGGCGTCTTTCTCCATAAGAGAGCTGGTGTCATACAGCATAATATCATGGAATGCATGGATGCCGCTTTTTCTGTGGTTTGTTGCGTGGCACAGCTCGTGAGCAACAATGATCCGCTGGATAACCTCCGGAAGATCGCTGTTCACTGTAATGGTACGGATGCGTTTGCACTCAAGGAAAAAGCCTTTGACTGCATCGGGGGCATTGCCCATAGCTTGAAATATTAACTTGATGCCCATTGCTCGGCACAGCCGGAATGGATCGCGCTCATCGTATTTTTTTATAAGTTTAGATACAGATTCGCATATCTCTTCATAGGTCAACTTCATCCCCTCCTTTGCAGAATCCACGTTTCATTATAAGTCTAATATAGGATGTGTCCCATAAATCGTACAGTAACCTTATGCCCTGCCAAACTTTTTCTTGGATTCTTCTTTACAAGTAATATACGCTTTCATAATGGCTTCAAAGAAGGCGTCCTTCTGCTCCTGGGACAATTCCCCACCTGCGAAGAGGGCGGCATTATCCTGCAGAAGACTATCCATGTCCCGGACACCCTTGGCTCCGTATAACTCCCGTGCCTGTTCAATATAACCGTCCTTCTCAATATCGGCCAGCGGATCAATACAAGCGTCATCGGAAAGGTACTTGACGGACACTTTGAGGGCGCGTGCCAACTTCTCCGTTGTTGAACGTCTGGCTCTTGCACCACCGGACTCATAGGATGCGATGGTTCGCTGGGATACACCCACTTCTCGTGCCAGCTCGTTCTGTGTCAGCTTCGCCATCTCACGGGCGAGCTTAATCTTGTCGGAAAAAGTCATATCTGTCTCCTCCATAGAATTTTTTGAGCTGTAACTTCATCAACTTCAATGAACCTATTGACAAAACCTCATCGGCTCGCTAAGATGTAAATGAAGTTTATGAAGTTACGGTTTCATTATATATCCCACAACTTCATCTTGTCAATAGGAAAAATGAAGTTTTTTCGCAAAATGAGGTGACTTTTGATGGAAAGAACGATCCTTCACAGTGATTTGAACTGTTTTTATGCTTCCGTGGAGATGATGCTCGACCCTAGCCTACGCGGAAAGGCTGTGGCGGTGTGTGGTTCCACCGAGGACCGGCACGGCATTGTGCTTGCCAAATCCGAGAAGGCAAAGAAAGCCGGTGTAAAGACAGGGATGGTCAACTGGGAAGCTCGGCAGCTATGCAAGGATCTGATCGTTATCCCACCCCAATACGATCAGTATCTCAAGTATTCCAAGCTGACCCAGGCAATCTATCAAAGATATACCGACCTCATTGAGCCTTTTGGCATGGATGAATGTTGGCTTGATGTTACCGGCAGCACCGGGGTCTTTGGTGATGGGATGACCATTGCAGAAAAGATCCGGAAGTCGGTAAAAGAAGAATTGGGGCTTACCGTGAGCATCGGTGTTTCTTATAATAAAATCTTCGCCAAGCTGGGGAGCGATATGAAGAAGCCGGACGCCATAACAGAGATCCGCCGGGATACATATCAAGATATGGTTTGGCCTCTTGCTGCCGATGAAATGATTTATTGCGGCAGGGCGACCGCAGCCAAGCTTGCAAACTACGGTATTCGTACTATCGGTCAGTTGGCACAGACGGCCCCAGTGTTTCTGAAAAGGCTACTAGGAGTGAATGGTCTTACTCTTTGGCGGTATGCCAACGGCACAGATCAGTCCAGGGTGATGCACCGAGATTTTGTTTCCCCGGTAAAATCGGTAGGTCACGGCATCACCTGCGTGTCCGATCTTGAGAATGAAGAGGAGGTCTGGAAAGTCATCCTCGCACTTTCTCAAGATGTGGGTCACCGGCTCCGTGTTCATGAACTTTCTGCCCGTGGTGTACAGATTTTTGTTAGAGGCAATGACCTGCTTGGCTCACAATTCCAATGTAAGCTACCCTTCAAAACCCAACTACCTTCTGAAATAGGTGCTGCCGCAAATCGGCTATTTCGGGAGAGATACCGTTGGGGAAGCAAGGTGCGAGCAGTAACCGTCCGTGCGATTGACCTTGTTCCGCAAACCGAACCGGATCAGCTTTCCATATTTGTGGATACGGAACGGCTGTCCCGCAGAGAGCGCCTAGAGGATGCGGTGGAGGAGCTACGGGCGAGATTTGGAAAACACGCCATTACCTACGGCATTCTTTTGGGTGACCTCAAGATGCCGGATGATGGCCGACACAGCGTAAAAATGCCGGGGATGATGTATCAATAACACGCACATTTATTCGTCTTGTGTACCCGTTTTATTCGTGATATAATTAGGGCACAGAAAGGCGGTATGCGTTATGACTCTTTCAGAACAGCAACTTTCCATCATAGAAGAATACATTGACAGCACCCTAATTGATAAAGCGAAGCTGATTGATTATTTGGAAAAGCATAGGATAATCAAAAACGAAGTCTTTAAAAAATGTGCTAAGCGAGGAAAGACAAGGGAGTGGAATGACGAAGACTACTGTACCTTGTTGGATTATCCGCAGGCTTACACACCGGTGACGAGGGATGTTTTCATTCGGCGAATTCCGATATTATTTCACTGTACTGCTTTTGGCACAGACGGGCGGTATAGGTCAGGCTTATGGTATGTAGTGCCAAAGCTCGACAAGGACCCAGATCCGGAAACCCTAGAATTGCTGTATCAAGATTTGGAATTTATGTTCTACAGTCTAAAGCTTGATATGCAAAGCATCTGCCACTATGCCCTTGAGCAGGTGTCCCGGCATGTAAAAAAGAAAAGCATAAAGACTCGCGGGCTATTCCCCGATATTCCGGACTACTCGAAAGATGAAATGTTCGGTGTTCCCGGGGAAATCGACCACGATGAACTTTTTGAAATGTGGCGACACTACCTGAAATTATGCTCCAAACTTGGGTGGACGGATTATCTGCCGGAACGTTTCCTAACAGCTTACAACCGTGCACTTGAGGCTACGGGGCATTCTCCGATAATCTATCGCCCCTTAGTGCAGTATGGAGTTCAGTACTTTGGTCGGCACGGCAACCAGTATATTTGTAAGGGTAATTTCCCTTGTGACAGCAAAGGCCGCCCAATATTGCGCTGGACAACCATTCGGGTTGAAAATGCAAAGGAAATCCGTTTTACTGGAGCTATGTCCCGGGCAGGATCGCTGATCATCGATCTAAGACCGGATACGACGATCCATTTATTAGGTGAGGAAAACTATGTAGACGAAGAAACCGAGCCGGACGATGAGTGGCATCAGATATATGCCGGTCCTATGAATATGGAATTCGACCATGAGGCATTGAAATACTATAGGCAACAGCTAGGAATGACGCAGAAGGATGTTGCAGATGCCATTGGGGCAAATGTACGCACCCTTCAAAAATGGGAAAGTGGAGCATCTGAGCCGGATGGCCACTATTTGCTACGAATAATGAATTGGCTACAGATTGAAGATGTACAGGACCTGATCACATACAGAAAGCCTGCAGTTAATGATGAAAAAGAACCGGATTGAGTGACAGGAGGATGAATGATGAAGAAACGCAGTAGCAAAAAAGCTGACAACATGATTTATAGCCCCGACCTCCATATTCCGTTGGGACAAGCCGTTAGAATAAATAACGGTGAATATGGACTTCGGGTAAAGAAAGATAAAACCACCTTTGAGGTGGTTCCCCTTGGCAAACTGATGTCGCAGATCGTGCAGGTTGCCGATACAACACAGTAACGCAGAGTTCCCAAGCGAGGAACTCGCATTGTTGATAAATAGTAGCTCTTAACGAGCCGGACCAAGAGAGTTCAGCCGGAACGAGTATTCTCAGGATTACTATACCTGGGAGTGTCGTTCCGGCTGTTTTTTATTTTTCAGGCAATTGCCCCAAGTAACCCTTCAAAACCATTTGGAAGGCTTCATCTGGGATTTCGGTTTCGCGGTATAGTTTAACCATTGGTAGGAAGTTTTTAAGGACGTCGTTGACGCATTTGAATTTGCTATCATTGCCACCACTTAAGAAATCATAATGGATATCTTCATCGAGAATGTTGACCCTGGCAAAGTCCTCAAATCGCTGATAGCTGGCAAAATAAAATGCCGGATATTCAATGGTTTTCTTCTGACTTCTACATTCCTGATAGTTGCTGCCGGTGTATTCATATTCGTACACCCATTCCTCTACCTCGACCGTGGTGTAGCGTAGCTTAGATTCACACAGAAGCTTTGTTATGAATTCCAAGGCGGCTCTCGGACCGGTTGCAACCTCATTTGCAGCCTTATTGCCGGTCAGCTCATCCAGGGACACACCAAAGTGCTGGGCTATTGCAAACAGCTGCTCTACAGTAAAACACTTCTTATCCTTGGGGTTGAGTGCCTTGCTGACATTGGGCTGGGACATTCCGGTGATTTCCGAAAGCTCTGCCTGTGTGACTCCCCGTTCTTCAAGGAGTATGCGAATATTCGATTTGAGCAACTCTCTATTCAATTCTGACATGCCATTATTCCCCCACAGCATTATTTTTCGTTTTCAATATGTATATTCAGGATTTGAATATATCCTAGCATATTTTGTATCATTTTGGTAGACCCAATCGCAAAAAACATGAAAGGAGGTATCGCTATGGAACAGATCTACAACCTTAATGGCAAGAGAGTCTGCGACCGCAGTGCAGACCGGACAGTGGTCGAGATAGTCCAGAAGGGCTGCTTGACCAGGATTACAGCTAACCCGGATGGGACGCTCAACATAGAGAACCTGACCCTCGCAGCGTAAGTAAATAAACCAGGAAATCCGCCAGAACGCAAGACGGCAGTGCGGGATCATGCTTCTCCCACAGGAGGAGTAGATCTCACCCTGCCGTCTTTTTCTATTTTGGTGGATTGGCGGCTCTGGACGGATTCCCACGAATCTGAAAGGAGCCAAATATATGAAAACCAATGAAGAGCAGAGATACATCTACATCCGTTCCCTCCGTGAGCGCGTGCCGGTAACGCAGGAGGAATTTGATAACTATTACCGCGATATCAATGCGTTTCGTAAGAAACAGCAACGCCACGGCCGATGCGTGTGTCCGGAAGCAAAGCGCCTGGATTGCGATATGGATTGCGAAACCTGCCCCTTCCGTAGAGCAGGCGATCGAAGAACCCTCGACATTCAGTGTACCGATGATGGGGAAAGCTGGCTGGACGAAATCCCGGATTGCGGATCTACCCCTTGTGATCTGACAGAAGACCGGGATCTGTTGAGAGCCTTGCATACAGCACTTGGAGAGCTGACTCCGGACGAGCAGGCAATTTGCCGTGTGGTTATGGAGTGCCTTTCCGACCGTGCTGCTGCCGCCCAACTGAACTTGTCCCGCAACACCTTTACCTACCGCAGAGATAAGCTGTTAGCCCGTTTAAAAAATATTTTGCAGGAATTTGCATAATTTTTCGGCCAAACCGCTTTTTGGTGTCCAGGGGTGGGTGTAAGGGGTACAACGAGACCTCCCCTTGCATGGAGGTGAAACAGTATGGACGAGAAAAGAACCGTGAAGATGAGTCCCGAAGAAGAGCTGATTGATCTGCTCCTGGAGTTCATCATCGTAGCGGCAAGTCTGGCAAAGAAGGTCGGTCGGACGATGAAGGAAAAGCAAATCAAGGAAGGGGGCACCGCAAATGGGCAAGACAAGCGAATTGGATCTGGCAATCAAGGACCTGCGCACCGCTGCCGCCACTATTAACGACGTGGCAAACACCCTGGCTGAAATGTTCAGCAACACCGCACCGGAGGAGCCGGTAACTCCCGAAGCACCAAAAGTTACATTTGAAACCGTGCGTGCAATTCTTGCAGATAAGTCCCGAAATGGCTTCACTGCTCAGATCCGTGCCCTGCTGGAAAAGTATGGCGCTTCCAAGCTGTCGCAGCTTGATCCTGCCAACTACCAAGCTGTGCTTGCAGAAGCGGAGGTACTGGGCGATGGCAACTAAGCACGCGGTTCTGTCCGCTTCCTCTTCTGACCGGTGGCTGCACTGCACCCCCTCGGCACGACTCTGTGAGAACTACGAAGATAAGGGTAGCGACTTTGCCGCTGAAGGCACCGATGCACACACCCTCTGCGAGTACAAGCTGAAGAAAGCCTTGGGTATCCCGGCAAAGGACCCTACGGAGGATCTCGGCTGGTACAACGAGGAGATGGAAGAGTGTGCCTGTGCGTATGCAGCCTATGTGATGGAACTGCTGGAAACTGCAAAGCAGACCTGCGCCGATCCCGTGGTGCTGATCGAACAACGGGTTAACTTCTCCCGTTGGGTCAAGGAAGGCTTCGGCACCGCTGACTGCATCATCATTGCTGATGGTGTGCTGAATATTGTCGACTACAAGCACGGCAAGGGCGTTGAAGTCAGCGCAGAGGAAAATCCGCAGATGAGGCTTTATGCTTTGGGTGCGTTGGAGATCTTCGATGGCATTTATGACATTGAGGATGTCCAGATGACCATTTTTCAGCCCCGTAAAGCCAATGTCAGTGTATCCGAAATGGATACGAAAACACTGTACCGCTGGGCGGATACCGAACTGTACGAAAAGGCAGAAATGGCTTATGCCGGCACCGGGGATTTCCACTGTGGCGAATGGTGCCGGTTCTGCAAAGCAAAAGCAGAGTGCCGGGAACGCGCCGAAGCCAATATGGATCTTGCCCGGTACGACTTTGAAGCTCCTGTTCTTCTCGATGATGAAGAGATCGCAGAGATTCTGTCCAAGGTAGATGCCCTTATTTCCTGGGCAACCGATGTTAAGGAGTTTGCGCTCCAACAGGCAATCAGCGGTAAGGGTTGGCCGGGCTGGAAACTGGTCGAGGGCAGATCTAACCGCAAGTACACAAGTGAAGAGGCAGTTGCCTCGGTGGTTGCGGGTGCCGGCTTCGACCCCTATGACCACAAGGTGCTTGGCGTAACAGCCATGCAAAAGCTACTGGGTAAATCCCGGTTTGAGGAGCTGCTTGCTCCCTACATTGAAAAGCCGCAAGGCAAACCCACACTCGTGCCGGAAACCGACAAACGGCCGGCGATGAATACTGCAAAAACAGATTTTATGGAGGATTAAGAAATGTCTAACAATGCTACAAAAGTCAAGAACCCCCTGAAGGTTATCACCGGTCCCGATACCCGTTGGTCTTATGCTAATGTGTGGGAACCCAAGTCCATCAACGGCGGCACCCCCAAATACAGTGTCAGCCTCATCATCCCCAAGTCCGACACCAAGACGGTCGCCAAGATCAAGGCGGCAATCGAAGCAGCCTACCAGGAAGGTCAGGCAAAGCTGAAGGGCAACGGCAGATCCGTACCCCCTCTGGCAGCCATCAAGACCCCTCTGCGTGATGGTGATATCGAAAGACCCGATGATCCCGCCTACGCCAATGCCTACTTTATCAATGCAAACTCTCCCAACCAGCCCGGTATCGTGGACGCTGATCGCAACCCCGTGCTGACCCGTTCCGAGGTTTATTCCGGTGTGTACGGCCGTGCCAGCATCAACCTGTATGCCTTCAACTCCAACGGCAATAAGGGCATCGCCTGTGGCCTGAACAACCTGCAGCTGATCCGTTCCGGTGAGCCTTTGGGAGGCAAGGCAAGTGCCGAGTCCGACTTCGCAACGGACGATGACGACGACTTTCTGTCCTGATAAGGAGGTACGGCCTTATGGAAATGCTCGAATTTGTTCTCTTGACAATCCTCCTTGTTTCCTGGTTGCTTATCAGCATCGCAGGCTTGGTTGCCACCATCCAGTCCGTCATCTACGATCACAAGCGTGAGAAGCGTGAAAAGGAACGGGATGCTCGTGATGCTGAGTATCAAGAGAAGCGTATGGGTGCTTTGAAGTAACTCTCACCCCGGGTGGCGGAGCAATCTGCCACCCATTGTGGGTAAGAAAGGTCGGCAAATATGAAAACATTATCTATCGACATTGAAACCTATAGTGACCAACCGCTGAATAAGTGCGGTGTGTACCGGTATGTGGAGTCTCCGGAATTTGCGATTTTGCTGTTTGCCTACAGTGTAGATTCCGGTCCGGTGCAGGTGGTAGATCTTGCTTGTGGAGAGCAGATCCCAGCAGAAGTGCTTGCTGCTTTGGAAGATGATGCCGTGATCAAGTGGGCATTCAATGCCTCCTTTGAACGCATCTGTCTTTCCCGGTTTTTAAAGTTCCCCACCGGAATATACCTAGAGCCGGACTCCTGGCGTTGCTCAATGGTGTGGGCAGCCACAATGGGTTTACCTCTCTCCTTGGAGGGTGTGGGTGCTGTACTTGGCTTGGAGAAGCAAAAATTGACCGAAGGCAAGGAACTGATCAAGTATTTCTGCCAGCCCTGTGCGCCGACAAAATCCAATGGACAGCGTACTCGTAATCTTCCGGCACACGCACCGGACAAGTGGTTGGCATTCAAGAAATACAACATCCGTGATGTGGAAGCAGAGATGTCCATCCAGACACGGCTTGCTAAATATCCGGTACCGGACAGTGTGTGGGATGAATACCATCTCGACCAGGAAATCAATGACCGTGGTGTGGCTTTGGATATGGAACTGGTGCGGCAAGCCATTCAAATGGATGGCAGATCCCGGGCGGAGCTAACAGAAGCTATGCGGGAGCTGACCGCTTTGGAGAACCCTAATTCGGTAGCACAGATGAAGCTGTGGCTTGCGGATCAAGGAGTGGAAACGGATACCCTTGGTAAAAAGGCTGTGGCGGAAATGCTGAAGTCCGTACCACCGGAAATGCAACGGGTGCTGACACTTCGGCAGCAACTTGCCAAGTCCTCCGTCAAGAAATACCAGGCAATGCAGACGGCGGTCTGTGCTGACGGGCGGGCAAGAGGAATGTTCCAGTTCTACGGTGCCAATCGTACCGGCCGGTGGGCAGGTCGCATCATACAAATGCAGAACCTCCCGCAGAACCATTTGGAGGATCTGGCAGAGGCAAGAGGACTTGTCTATTGCGGTGATTTCGATGCTGTTCAGATGCTCTATGAGGATGTTCCGGATACACTGTCCCAGCTAATCCGTACCGCATTTATTCCCCAAGGCAAGCAGAAATTCATTGTGGCTGACTTCTCTGCTATCGAAGCCCGTGTCATTGCCTGGATCGCCGGTGAGCAGTGGCGGCAGAAAGTCTTTGCGGAGGGTAAGGATATCTACTGCGCTTCAGCAAGTCAGATGTTCGGTGTCCCGGTTGAGAAGCACGGTATTAACGGACATCTCCGGCAAAAAGGAAAAATTGCAGAATTGGCGCTTGGTTATGGTGGCTCCGTTGGTGCCCTAAAAGCAATGGGCGCTTTGGAAATGGGACTGGCAGAAGAGGAACTGCAACCATTGGTACAAGCATGGCGGGATGCAAACCCAATGATTACTGCCTTTTGGTGGGCGGTGGATCGTGCTGCTATGGATGCTGTGAGATACAGATTCCAGACAGAAACCCACGGCATAACCTTTACCTACAAAAGCGGGATGCTCTTCATTACTCTTCCCTCCGGCAGACAGCTTGCTTACGTCAAACCCAAGATTGGTGAGAACCAGTTTGGCGGCGAGTGTATCACCTACGAAGGTGTGGGCGGCACTAAGAAGTGGGAGCGGCTGAACAGCTATGGTCCCAAGTTCGTGGAGAATATCGTCCAAGCCACCGCACGGGATATTCTCTGCTATGCAATGAATACACTCCGGTGCTGCTCCATTGTGATGCATATCCACGATGAGGTTGTGATCGAAGCCGATCCCCGGATGTCCCTGGAAGCCGTCTGCGAACAGATGGGCAGAACCCCACCCTGGGCAAAAGGATTACAACTCCGTGCGGATGGATATGAAACAGAATTTTATAAGAAAGATTAACGAGGTAAATCCAATGAGCATAAGCAAACTCAATGCGGAAAGGTATTACGATCCTACCGCATATGAAGCACTTTCAAACATAGAGCAGGAGGAACGTGCCCTCCGGGCATTCCGGCCGATTGTGTACATCTGTTCTCCCTATGCCGGGGATGTGGATACGAACGTAGAGAATGCCCGGAGATATAGCCGGTTCGCTGTGGACAATGGCTATATCCCCATCGCTCCACACCTGCTTTTCCCCCAGTTTCTGAACGACCGGAATCCAAAGGAACGCCAGCTCGGTCTTTTCTTTGGCAATGCCCTTATGAGCAAATGCTCAGAAGTTTGGGTGTTCGGTGACCGGATCTCTGCCGGTATGGAGGGAGAAATCAAACGAGCCAGGTGGAAGAATTACCGCCTGCGATATTTTACTGAAGCCTGTGAGGAGGTTAAGAAATAATGTTCACCCTTTATCACGCAGATTGCCTTGGACAAGCCGGGAACTGTCTGTATCCCCACAAAGTGGAGATCACCGGCACCGAGGCTTTGGAGCAAGCGGTCAGCCGGGACTATGTCTGTGCTGCCTATTCCGGTAACTACCGCAGTAACGATAATTTCCAAGGCAGTGATTGCCTGTCCGTAGAATGCGACAACGATCACTCCGACAACCCCGCCGACTGGAAAACCCCGGATGATATAGCAGAGGCATTCCCCGGTGTGGAGTTTGCGGTCCACTACAGCCGCAACCACATGAAAGTCAAAAACGGCAAGGCGGCGCGCCCCAAGTTTCACGCCTTCTTTGCCATCGATCCCGTAACCGATGCTGAGGAGTATGCCTCACTCAAGAAGCTGCTCCACACAATTTTCCCTTATTTCGATACCAACGCTCTGGATGCTGCCCGGTTCTATTTCGGCACAGCAGATCCCCAAGTGGAGATGTTTGACGGTTTTATGACCCTTACAGAATACCTCACCGGGGATGAGTTCGATGCCGGTATGGCACAGCACCAACACGGTGAACCGAAGATCATAACCGAAGGTAGCCGTAACGCAACGATGTCCCGCTTTGCCGGAAGGGTCATCAAGAAATACGGCGACAACGACACCGCCCTGCAATGCTTCCTGGATGAAGCAGAAAAGTGTACCCCTCCGCTGGATCAGCAGGAGCTTATGACCATTTGGCACAGCGCACAGAAGTTCTATACCCGGGTGCAGAAGCAAGATGGGTACATCCCTCCGGAGGACTATAATCGTGGCTATGCGCTACGTCCGGAGGATTTCTCCGATATTGGACAGGCCAAGGTGCTGGCAAAAGAATATGCCGGTGAAATGGCGTACACCGATGCTACCGACTATATGCGTTATGACGGCACACACTGGTCGGAGTCTAAGCAGTTGGCGGTTGGCTGCTGTGAGGAATTCCTGGACCGGCAACTTGCGGAAGCCATCGTTGCTGTGGAGAAGGCTCGGCAGGCGCTTATGGACTCCGGTGTGGACAAGGATCTGATCTCGGCCGGTGGCAAAACGCTGGAGAAAGCGGTCACCAGTAACAGCGAAAAAGCCTTCCAGGAATACTGTTTCGCCCTGTCATATAAGTCCTTCGTTATGAAACGCCGGGATATGAAATATGTGACATCCGCACTGCAGGCTGCAAAGCCTATGCTCCTTCGCAGCATCCAGGAGTTTGACACGCAGGAGTTCTTGCTCAACGCACCGGATGCCACCTACGATCTCCGGCTGGGCATGAACGGTGCCCACGACCACCGTCCGGAAGATCTTATTACCAAAATGACTACTGTTGCCCCCTCCACCGAAGGTATGGATCTGTGGCTGTCCTCCGTGGAAAATTTCTTCTGCGGTGATAAGGAACTTATGGACTATGTGCAGCAGACCGTAGGCTTGGCGGCAATCGGCAAGGTGTACCAGGAAGCTCTCATCATAGCCTACGGCGAAGGCAGCAACGGCAAGTCCACCTTCTGGAACGCCATAGCCAAGGTGCTTGGCTCCTACAGCGGTGGTATGTCCGCAGATGCTCTTACTGTCGGCTGTAAGCGGAATGTGAAACCGGAGATGGCAGAACTGAAGGGCAAGCGGCTAGTTATTGCCGCAGAGCTGGAGGAAGGTATGCGGTTGAACACCTCTATCGTCAAACAGCTCTGTTCTACCGATGAGGTGTCCGCAGAGAAGAAGTACAAAGATCCGTTCAAATATACGCCCACCCATACCCTTGTGCTGTACACCAACCATCTTCCCAGGGTCGGTGCCAACGATGACGGCACTTGGCGGCGGCTGATCGTGATCCCCTTCAATGCCAAGATCCGTGGCAAGTCTGATATCAAGAACTACGCAGACTACCTGGTTCGTAATGCCGGCGGTGCGATCCTTAGGTGGATCATTGAGGGCGCACAGAAAGCCATCAAAAATAAGTTTACGCTCACCATACCCAAAGTGGTGCAGGAAGCCATTGCCCAGTATCGCATCAATAATGATTGGCTTTCTATCTTTTTGGAGGATTGCTGTGAGATCGACCGTACCTACACACAAAAGTCCGGGGAGTTCTATCAAGAGTACCGTGCCTATTGCCTACGCAACGGTGAGTACGCACGAAGCACAACTGACTTTTATACCGGGCTGGAGAAAGTGGGATTTACCCGCAAAAAGACGAGGGCGGGCATGGTGATTTCAGGACTCCGGTTGAAGTCGGATTTCCTGGATTAAGCGAAATGTGTGCAGGTCTGTGCATATCTTTTCTAAAAACCCCTTTAGGGCAGTTTTTTTGAAAAATTGTCCTATAGAAAAGTTTACGAAATGACTTGCTTAGACCTGCACACTCAAGAAAGGAAGCCTTATGCAAGAGAAGAAAATCGAACAGAAATTAGCCCGGATGGTAAAGTCCCGGGGTGGCATCTGTCCTAAGTTCGTGTCTCCGAATTTCGCTGGGATGCCGGACAGAATCGTACTGATGCCAGGTGGCTTTTTTGCCTTCGTGGAAGTAAAGGCTCCGGGGGAAAAGCCTCGCCCCCTCCAAACAGCGAGGCACAAACTACTACGGCGACTTGGCTTCCGGGTCTATATCCTGGATGGTGAGGAGCAGATTGGAGAGATGTTGGATGAGATACACACCCCATGACTACCAGGCATACGCCATTGACTATATCGAAACCCACCCCATCGCTACCGTTTTCCTGGATATGGGCCTTGGCAAGACAAGCATCACATTGACGGCCATTTCCAATCTGCTGTTTGACAGCTTTGAGGTTCACAGAGTGCTGGTGATCGCACCGCTGCGTGTGGCACGGGACACATGGACAGCTGAAGTCGATAAGTGGGATCACTTGCAGGACCTCATCTGCTCCGTGGCTGTCGGCACTGAGGCACAGCGGAAAGCTGCCTTACTGCGACCGGCAGATGTGTACATCATTAACCGGGAAAATGTGCAATGGCTCATAGAGGAAAGCGGCATCCCCTTCGATTTTGATATGGTGGTGATTGACGAGCTGTCCTCCTTCAAGAATCACAATACGAAGCGATTCCGTGCCTTGCTGAAGGTGCGACCCAAGGTCTGCCGCATTGTTGGCCTTACCGGTACGCCTGCATCCAACGGTCTGATGGATCTTTGGGCCGAGTTCCGGCTGCTTGATATGGGACAGCGGCTTGGAAGGTTCATTACCAAATACCGCACCGACTACTTTATGCCGGATAAGCGGAATGGACAGATCGTTTTCAGCTATAAGCCTCTGCCCAACGCGGAGGATGCCATATACCGAAAAATTTCCGATATCACCATATCCATGAAATCTACCGACCACCTTAATATGCCAGAGCTGGTCAGCAGTGAGTATGAAGTTCGCCTTTCTGATGAGGAGGAAGAGCGTTATACTGCGCTCAAGCAGGATCTGGTACTGACTCTGGGCGACGGCGAGATCACCGCATCCAACGCAGCATCCCTTTCCGGCAAGCTAAGCCAAATGGCAAACGGTGCTATCTACGGTGATGCCGGAAATACCATCCCAATCCACGACCGGAAGTTGGATGCGCTGGAGGACATTATTGAAGCCGCCAATGGTAAGCCGGTACTGGTGGCATATTGGTTCAAGCACGATCTTGAAAGAATATCTGCAAGGCTGAAAAACCAACACATCCCGTTTTCCCGGCTGGATGACTCCACTAGTATCCGCAGATGGAACAACGGAGAGACCCCGGTGGCACTGATCCACCCGGCTTCTGCCGGACACGGACTAAATCTCCAAGCCGGTGGCTCAACCCTTGTGTGGTTTGGGTTAACCTGGAGCTTGGAGCTGTACCAACAGACCGTAGCCCGTCTGTGGCGACAAGGACAAACGGCAAATACCGTGGTGGTGCAGCACATCATCACAAAGGGCACCATTGACCACCGCATCATGAAAGCCCTCTCCCAAAAGGAGCATACACAGACGGCACTTATTGATGCCGTAAAAGCGGACTTGAAAATCTAAGCCAAAATAAGCCAATCCGTGCCAATCCGAGGGAACTAAATTATCGGAGGTACAGATTATGGACCCTATTCACGCACTTGCCAATGCAATTATTGAGCGTGCTGCCCTGGATTACCGCAACGCCCTGAAAGCGCTGCACAAAAATCCCCACTATAAAGAAGCACAGGAAATGAAGGATGATTGTGAGTCCTTTTTCCTTTCCGGTTGGTTCGGCGTGCTGACCAATCTTGACGGAAAAGTCCTTATGGAGGACATCCGCCGGATGGTCAAGGCGGAGGTAGCGGTATGACAGCAAAAGAGTATTTGGAGCAGGCATACCGGCTGGATCAGCAAATTCAAAGCAAGCAAGAACAGATAAATTCCCTTAATGATCTGGCTACCAGGTGTACAGCTACGATGACGGGAATGCCCCATAGCCCCAATCGTGGGGCATCTCCAATGGCAGATGCGGTATGCAAAATAGTGGATCTGCAAAAAGCCATTGCCGTGGATATGGAGGCATTGGTGGATTTGAAGGCAGAAATTATTGCCACAATCAAGACTGTAGCAAACACCGAATATCGGTTAATTCTGGAGAAGCGGTATATTTGCGAAAAGACTTGGCCTGAAATCGCAGTAGAGATGGGATACAATATGCGGTATCTCCACAAGCTCCACGATGCGGCTCTGGAAATGGTGCAAATTCCGGAATAAAAAACAGCAGGGCACGAAAAGACACTATTTGTACACTATGGATAGTGCTAAAATGGTAGCGTGGAAAATTAAACCACGGTAATCCCCCACATCAGAGCAAGCCTTACAGGAGCAATCCTGTGGGGCTTTTTCTATGCCCAAAAACGGAGGTGGTATGTATGGGCTACAGGAAGGTTGGCTATATGGAGCAGCTTTGGTATGTCCTTTGCTACAAACTCCGGCAGCTTTTTCGGAAGGAGGCGAAGTATGCCAAAGAAACCTAAACGACCGTGTTCCTATCCGGGCTGTCCCCGACTTACTGATGGTAGGTTCTGTGACGAACACGCCAAGGCTGAAGCCAAGCGTTACGAAAGCTACGACAGAGATCCGGAGACCCGCCGTCGCTATGGGCGTGCGTGGAAACGCATCCGGGACAGCTATGTACAGCAGCACCCCGTGTGTGAGCTGTGCCAGCGTGACGGAAAGTTTGTACCGACGGAGGAGGTTCACCACAAGGTACCTCTTGCTGAAGGGGGTACACACGCCCGGGAAAATTTAAGTGCTTTGTGCAAGCCCTGTCACGCAAGGCTACATGCAGAGCGAGGAGATCGCTGGCATCAAAACGGAGGTCACTATGCTTGATGATAAAATCTGTGCCGTTTGCGGAAAATCATTTACACCAAAGAAAAGAACGCAGCAGTGCTGTTCTTCGGAATGTGCCAATATCAAGTCCCACGAAACCACAAAAAGGTACTACACCTGTCAGCACTGTGGTAAGCCTTTCTGGAGACCCAATGCTTTCAGAATGAAGTACTGCGGTTCTGAATGTCAGTCTGCCGCACACACATTGGCGCACCCTAAAAAGGAAAAGCGAGTATCCACTGTTTATAAGCGAAGCTGCGCCTGGTGCGGAGGGGCATTTGAAACAACTATACCCAACAAAATTTACTGCAGCAGCGAGTGCGGTTATAACGGCAACCTGAAATTACAACGAGAACAATGGGCAAAAGCCTATGTGCCTCGCACCCATGTATGCAAGGAATGCAATACTGAATTTACTACAGAGTGCGGAAACAAGCACTCTGTTTTTTGTTGCCAATCTTGTGCTGATAAATATGAGCGCCGGCTGGAGCATCAAACAGAACGGCACAAAGCTTCTCTACGTAAGACTAAGCAGCGCCGGGAGAAACAGCTACGAGATCAGTACAAAGGCCCCGTTTCATACGAATCTCTGTATAGGCGCGACCGAGGGATCTGCCAGATTTGTGGTATGGCTGTTCACCCGGATAAATTCTGCGACGATAATTGGGGCGGCACAATTGACCACATTGTTCCGCTGTCTGTCGGCGGCGAACATTCTATGAGCAACTGCCAGCTGTCGCATCGTATTTGCAACTCCCTTAAGGGTGTGCGCGATGATGAATTTATCATTGATTGGACAGAGAAGTCTACAGAAAACAACTACTGGAGAACGAAATACAACAGCTATATCGAGCTGATGCGACAGTGAACGAACAGGATCACCCCCGCCTGGCCCGGTAAAATCTCCGGGACCTTTTTTCTGTGAAACGGGCGTGGGGTCACGTGTTCATTTTTTCCTATTCAGACGGGGTATTAACCCCCATCAAAAAATGTAGTTTTTCCGTTCAAAAGGAGGCGAGAAAATGGCAAAGGACGGTACAAATCGTGGTGGCGCTCGTCCGGGAACCGGTCCCAAAAAGAAACCACTTGCTGACAAAATTACAGCAGGAAAACCGGCAACCGCACTCAATCTGCCACCCCCTGCAGACTTTGAGGGTGAGGATGTTCCTCCGGTAAAGGATTACCTCAAAGCCAAGCAGAAAAACGGCAAAGACCTGTGTGCCGAGGAAGTGTATATCGCAACCTACAAGTGGTTAAAGGGGTTAGGCTGTGACAGGCTTATCAACCTACAGCTTGTGGAGCAATATGCGATGTCAGTTTCCCGGTGGGTACAGTGCGAGGAAGCAATTTCTGAATTCGGCTTCCTGGCAAAACACCCCACCACCGGCAACGCAATCGCAAGTCCCTATGTTTCCATGAGCCGGGACTACATGAAGCAGGTCAATTCCACTTGGTTTGCAATTTTCCAAATCGTAAAGGAAAACTGCACAGCCGACTATAGTTCCACTCCCCACGATGATCTGATGGAGCGTCTGCTCACAGCTCGCCGTGGGCATTAACACATTTGGAGGTATAACAATGTTTGAAAAAGTAAACCCGTCCCATCCGGACAAGCTGGCAGACCGGATCGCCGGTGCCATTGTAGATCTGGCATACACGATGGAGGAGAATCCCCGCATTGCGGTGGAGGTTCTGCTCGGTCACGGCTTGTGCAGCATCATCGTGGAGTCCTCGGTTCGTGTGTCCCTATATGACATTGAAGAGATCGTGGAACGCATCACCGGTTGCACCGATATGGATGTAGAGGTCAAGATTGTTCCTCAGGACGCACACTTGTCCAGGAATCAAACCGGAGCAATCCGTTGCGGTGATAACGGCATCTTCAAGGGTGTCCCCGTCACCGAAGAGCAGAAGAAGCTGTCCGGGATCGCAAGAGCCATCTATGCGTTTAACCGCCACGATGGCAAGTACATTCTGAACGGTGACCGGCTGATCATATGCCAGAGTAATGCAAACGGTGATGAGCTGCGTTCTATTTTCCCCGGTGCGGAAGTCAACCCCCTGGGTGATTGGACTGGCGGCACTGATGTAGATGCCGGTGCGACCAACCGCAAGCTGGGCAGTGATATGGCTGACAGCGTAACCGGGGGTGGCCTGCACGGCAAGGATCTCAGCAAGGCAGATGTGTCCGTAAATATCTATGCGTGGCTCAAAGCACAGGAAACCGGCACTCCGGTGGAATATTGCTGCGCCATTGGTGACGAGACCGTTGGCGGTGTACCTTTTGCGGAAATCGTAGAAACGGCGAGACAGTTCATCCAGAAGTTGGGTGGCTTTGAAAAGTTCGCTGAGTGGGGTCTCGTATGATCATTGAAAAGAAAAACGCAGCGGATCTGCTGCCTGCTGAGTACAATCCTCGTAAGGATCTGAAACCCGGTGACCTGGAATATGAAAAGCTGAAACGCTCCATTGAGCAGTTTGGCTATGTAGAGCCGGTGATCTGGAACAAGGCAACCGGCCGCGTGGTCGGTGGTCACCAGCGCCTTAAGGTGCTGATGGATATGGGCATCACGGAGGTGGACTGCGTAGTGGTGGATATGCCGGAGGATAAGGAAAAGGCGCTCAACATCGCTCTGAACAAGATCTCCGGCGAGTGGGATAAGGACAAGCTGGCTCTGCTGATCACCGATCTGCAGGGTGCTGACTTTGATGTGTCCCTTACCGGTTTCGACCCGGCAGAAATTGATGACCTTTTCAAAGATTCAATGAAGGACGGCGTTAAGGAAGATGACTTCGATGTTGCTGCCGAACTGGAAAAGCCTACTATCACCAAAGCCGGTGACATCTGGACACTGGGCCGGCACCGGCTCATTTGCGGCGACAGCACCAAAGAGGAGATCTTTGAGCAGCTGATGGCCGGCAAGAAGGTCAACCTGGTCATTACTGACCCTCCCTACAACGTCAACTATGAAGGTTCTGCCGGAAAGATCCAGAACGACAATATGGCAGACGCTGCCTTCTATGATTTCCTGCTTGCTGCATTTCAGAATACCGAAGGTGTGATGGCAGACGATGCCTCCATCTATGTATTCCACGCAGACACAGAAGGACTGAATTTCCGCAAGGCATTCGCCGATGCGGGTTTTTATTTATCCGGCTGCTGTATTTGGAAGAAGCAATCGCTGGTGCTGGGTCGAAGCCCTTATCAGTGGCAGCACGAGCCTTGCCTGTATGGGTGGAAGAAAAAAGGCAAGCACCTGTGGTACACCGGACGGAAGGAATCTACCATTTGGGAGTTTGACAAACCGAAGAAAAACGGTGACCATCCCACAATGAAGCCGGTCCCTCTGCTGGCGTATCCCATTATGAATTCCAGCCTCACCAACAGTCTGGTGCTGGACCCCTTCGGTGGTTCTGGCAGCACGCTGATTGCCTGTGAACAGACTGACCGCATTTGCTATACCATCGAGCTTGACGAAAAGTTCTGCGATGTCATTGTGAAGCGGTACATTGAGCAGGTCGGCACCGCCGATGGTGTATCTGTTCAGCGTGATGGCCTGACCTACC